TTGATAACTTTTAGCGTACCCACAATGTCACCTTTTTTTATTTCCTTATTCATTTATGCCTCCCACTCGATTTTTACTGTGCGTACCTTAATGTTTACTTCGCCCTCAATATTCGCTACAGCATCCGCTTTATCTTCCCAATATCTTCTTTAGTTATTTTCATTTTGCTCCCTGATATCGTAATTTATTTTATCTTTCTTACTAACCTTATAAATTCCAAGCTCAAAATTAAAGGCCCTTAGCAACTTATAAACAGATTCAAGTGTTAATGGGATTTCCCCTCTTTCAAATTTCGATATGGCACTCTGAGATAAACCAGAATAATATGACAACATCTCTTGAGTGCATACATGGGTTTTCCTAAACTCTGTACACTTACCCCTAATTGAATCCGCAAACTCTTTCGCCGTACTGTCCAGCTCACTCATAAGCTGGACAGATCTCTTTGGTTTTTTCATTTTTTCAGTACCGCCTCATAACAAGCCACTACTGCTTTAAAAACTTGAGGGCGAACTAAAATTTTAAGTCCTTCCTCACCGTCCCTAAGTAGTCCAATAGCTCGGTTCTTGCTAGTGTCGTTGTAGATAAAGTCCGCAGTAGTCTCTCTTTTAACTCCGTAACCTCTCCACTGTACGCCCCTGTAATCAGAAATGTACTCCATGTGGTGAACGTCACGCTTTTTTAAAAAGAGTTCCTTACGCATTCTTTTTGCCTCTTCGATCTTTTCTTCCTTTTTCATTCTTCCCCCTTTGTTCGGTTAACACTTTATCTATAAAAGCTTGAAGGCTTTTATAATTTTTCAAAACCATCTTCAAGTAACTTGGATAAATTCTTACCGAGTGTACTTTTTTAACTTCTTTATCAATCATTTTATAAATCCCTATAGCAACGGTCATGCGGAAATTCACCATTGCACTCGTATCTGTAAATTTCAAGTTTCGCTGGGTTAGAGTCTAAATCTATTTTATTATCAATACACTTTGTGACTTTTTGATCTCTTGAAAAACAAGGATCGTCTTCCTCATCACAAGAAATAAAAACCATTAATGCAATTAAAATAAATAAGTTTTTCATGTCGTTTCCTTTTGTTAAATATATAGTAATACATTTTCGTAATACTGTCAAGCATACTTTAGAAATACCTTAAAATAAATTCAATTTATAAATAAAATCAATAGGTTACAACGCAAATAAACTTGACTTCTATTTTTTGATGGCAGTAATGTACGTTCACTATGAAAATAAAATATCCACTTTCAAACCTACTTTTAAGAAAAGCCAGAATAATAAACGAGTTCTCACAGGGGGAAGTAGCTACTATGTTAGGCTACTCTTGTGCTCAGTTCGTTTCTAACTGTGAAAGAAACCTCTGCTTTTACAAAATGGGTGATTTAAAAAAGTTATGTAAATTTCTAGGCATCGAAGAATCTAATCTAATAGCAACGCTCAAAAAAGATTTTGAAAGCACAATTCAGGAGGCAATTTTTTATGGAAAATAAAGAGATGAATGATCTAGTAAGTGAGGTCAACAAGTTACTTGAGGGGGAATCTCATAACGTACAAGACGCCATGGATGCCCTAGTAAAAAAGTACAGTGAGTACTGCGGATACGTCGAAACGCTGAAAAAACAGTGTGATCAGATTGATAATGAATTTGAGGATATGATCAAGATAAATAGGAACCTCCTTGAGGTTATGGCAAACATAAAGAAAATTATTGTGGAGAAAAACACAGATTGGAAAAACCTTGATGATAAACATATCACGTTTGACATGAGTGGAATATCTGAGCAATTAAAGAAGTTAAATTTAGCGGAGTTTGAAAAAGATGGAAACTGAAAAAGAGCTAACAGATAAAGAAAAGATTGAAATGTTAAAACTTGAAGCTCAAGTTATTGCAGAGCAAAGAAACCAGCTAATGAACCAAGTAACTGCACTTCAGATTCAACTTAGACTAGAGATGAACAAGAATAAAAGCGGAGTTAAAATTGTTAAATAAACCCTCGGACTTTCAAGCATTTAAAGATCAAGCCACAAGACGGCTACTAGAAATGCTGTGGGATGGAGATTTCAGAGTTTTAATGAAGCTCAAGGAAATCAAGGAACTATATATTAGATGGTACTTAATTCTAAAATGGTTCCACAACAATAATATTAGAGGCAAAAAGATACTTGATTTTTTTAAGAACCACAGTGCAGAGGATGATGGAGGGGGAACGCTATCAGGGATAGCCTACATATTATCAAGAGTCGATGGAAAGAGATACAACGTAGATAAAATTAAATTAACGGAGCTTCACTAATGGAGAGAAGAAACATGCTAAATAGATTTATAAAAGAAGGTGAGCATAATAAGCATAGTGATTTTACACTAAGTGAGAAAGTTTACAGCCTCTATCAGTGGGCCACAGAAAAAGAAGGTTTCGACAGCGCATTTATAGAGGGATGCCTAGAATCCTACGATAGTTATGGAGGACTCACCACTAAGCAACTAGCTGGAATAAATAATATTATTGATAAATTTGAAATTGATTTAACACTGTATTTATAAAAACATTCGGGGGATAAGGAAGAAAAATGAAAAATGAAAATCCATTAGCTCCGTACCTTTTCCAAGAAGAGGAAGTTTTAAGGGCACTGCCAAAAACTAGCTTCGCATACTTCCATGATATGGGAGTAGGTAAAACTTGTATTATGATAAATGTTTTGCGTAGGTTGTATCAAAAACATAATAACATTTTCAAAACCTTGATAGTTTGCCCTTCCTCCGTACTTCTAAACTGGAAAAGAGAATTTTATAAATTCTCAAAACTTGATACAGATATGATCGGAGTAGTTGCAACGAGGTCAAACACTTGGCAGTCTAAAAATAAGATCATTAACGATGAAAAAAATAAAATTCTAATTATTACTTATGATTCACTCCGAAGTAAAAACATACTTCCAGAAATAATTAAATTCAGCCCACAAGCTGTAATTCTTGACGAATCCCACAGGATCAAAGATAGCAGAACGAAAAGCTATAAAGCAGTCATTGAGGCCTCAAGGAGCTCACGTTACAGATATATTATGAGTGGTACCCCTGTAGCTAATACTGTATGCGATCTATTTTCACAGATGTATTTCCTAGATAGAGGGGCAACGTTTGGAAAAAGTTTTGCAGCTTTCAGAAACCGTTACATGCGTAACCTCAACGATGGATGGACTTCAGAAAAAGCTTTTCCTAAATGGGTTACTCGATCTTCACTTATTCCAGAAATAAAACAAAAACTCTCCAAGGTATCTAGTAGATTAACAAAGGAAGAGTGCATTGAATTACCAGATTTTCAAGATATAACTATCCCTATACCCCTATCAACTGAACAGGAAAAGCACTATGAGAGTGTTAGAAAGCATCTTGTTACTTGGGTAGAGGCACAGCCAGATAACCCCATGATAGTTAGGAACGCCCTAGTCAAGCTTTTAAGGCTCAACGAAATATCGAGTGGTTTTTTAAGTCTTGAAGACGGCGAGCTAACCAAGATGAAAAAGAACCCTAGACTTGATGCTTGCATGGAACTTGTCGAAGACCTCACAACAGATAAGAAAAGCCTTGAAGGGGAGACCAGCTTTGAAAAATGTATAATTTTTTCCGTATTCATCCAGAATTATAAAGACCTAAAACTAGAGCTTGAAAAAAGAGGGATAGAGTACGGCGAGATTCATGGAGGAGTCTCACAGCAAGAACGTGATAATTATGTCGATCGGTTCCAAGATCCAGAAGATAAGCTAAAGGTAATTATAGCGAACCCTAGAAGCGTTATTGGAATGAATTTAACAAGAGCGAAATACAGCATATTTTATTCCAGAAACTTCAACCTTATAGATTGGGATCAAGCAAGAGATAGGAACTACAGAGGGGGAAGCAGTGAAATGCATGACAAGATCACTCACTACCATCTAGTAGCACCTGAAACAATAGACGAACAGATTCAAGAAGCACTGATAAATAAAAGAAAATTTGCACAGAGTTTAATAGAACTAAAGGAGAAGTTATGCGCATGACAAGGAAGGAAAAACTAAAGCAACTATGTTTGCAAAAACAGAAAGGGCTTAAGAAATTTAAAATCTCATTCAAATGGTTAAGATTTGGGAGTACCCCAACGAAGACGTTCACAGGATACCACAGCTACTTGTGCGGACTACTAGCTGTAAATGATATAAAAATCAACAGAATAAGCATGAAAGAAATCATGGAAAAACTGAAAAAGGAGAAGTAAAAAATGGAAAGCAACTTACTAGAACCAATGAAAAAACTATGTATGGAATTTTTCGACCTGAAAAAGAAGATTAAAGAGCTAGACGACAAAAAGAAAGAGCTAAGCAGTGAAGCTACAAGTCTAACTAAGAAAATCCTAGACCACCTAGAAAACGCAGGAATGAGGTCTTTTGATACAGGAATAGGAGCCATAAGTATTAGAGAAAATAAGAGTGTGAAAATTGAGGATAAAGAGAAGTTTTTCAGTTACCTCAAGGAGTCAGGAGAGTTTGAAGATATTATAAGCGTAAACTCAAGAACGCTTAACAGCTACTACAAAGAGAAAGAAGAACAGGCCAAGCAAGAAAATAACCTTGATTTTTTATCTAGTGGCATAGCTGGACTATCAGAGCCTAAAATATTTAACACACTATCGGTAAGAGGGATCAAATGAAAACAAACGAAGAAATAATTAAAGAAGGAAGAGACTTAATTTTATCAGATGTTAAAAAAGGGATAAACTACTTTTCAAATATCGTAATCGAGTGTGACGAGGGAGAGACGAAAAACTTCTATCAACTTACTCACTTTTACAATCTACTTAGGATCATGGATATAGCCAAGAATCACAAGATAAGCGATCCGCTTGAGGCCATGAGGATGGGAATAACTTTTTTAGAGAACGAAAGAAAAGAGTACGAGAAAAGAGTTAATGATGAAGATTAAAATATTTGACTGCGATAACTGCGAAATATTAGAAAAAGAATTGTCATTATTTATAACAGGAAAAAATATAAAAGATATACAATTTACTAGCTGTGAACATTCATTTTCAGCAATGGTAATTTACAACAACAAGGAGAAAAACACATGTCTAAAAGTAACGAACTCGAAAAAAAGCAAACAACTGAAATTGCCATCCCTTCCAATTGGGGAGCAGGACAAGACACGAGATTTGAAGATATAATTATCCCGAAAATCCTCGTAGCTCAGTCTAAAACCAAAGTAGTTGAGGATGAGAAAGTCAAGCGTCAAACTTTCTGGCACTCACTCAATGAAGAATCGCTAAATGAGAGAGGGGAGTCACTAGAAGTAATCATTATAGACTCTTTCAAACTTCGCCAACATTTTGAAGTTGTTGAAAAAGGAAGAGATATATACGTCAGAAGTGAAGCTTGGGCTCCTGACATGGCAGGGGAAGATTGGAACTACGAAGAAAATGGTAAGCATATGAAGCAAGTACCGACTTATAACTATATGGTAGTTCTTCCAAAAGATATAAAAAGCGGTGCGCCATTCCCTATGGTAGTTACTTTTAAAGGTGCGAGTTTTAAGCAAGCCAAGGCACTTAATACCCTCATTGCTCAGCTTAGAAGCTGGGGAAAATCAAGCGGTGACGTAGTTTTTAATTTATTCCTAGAAGAACAAGAAAAAGATGGGAATACCTTCTATGTAATTAAAGCAAAGCAAGGCAGAGAGACAACAGCAATTGAAAAGGAAGCTTCCTATAAATGTTACCAGATGATAAAATCTACTACATACAAGGTTGATGAAAAAGAAGATGAACCAGCCTCTACAAAAAGTGTAGCATCTGATTCATTAGAAGTTTAAAAATGCGGGGGATGGTTTTTAAGTTTGCATTCCACTACACACAAAAACTTATGACTGCTAGGAAAGACTAGCTATTTAAACTATGAATAAAGCAACGCTAAATTGTCCTTGGTGCAAAGAAGATAACACTTATCCAGTGCTACTAAATTTAGTTTTTAGTGAAACGATTACTTTTAAGTGTTTCGAGTGCAATGGGAGCTTTATAAAAACGATTATAGAGGTAGCTAGTGCCACAGCATCTAATCAATACAGAGAAAGATTTAATAGATTCAATAGAGAAGCTGAAGAAGAAAACTAGATTATCTCTTGATACCGAAACCACAGGGCTTTACCCTTTCCACGGGGATAGGTTATTTTCTATAATAATCGGAGATACCAAAGATCAATATTATTTTAATTTTAATTATGGCGGTATAAACAAAATACACATAAAGTGTTTGAATGAATTATTCCAAGATAATAAAATCGAGTGGTCTTTTGTTAATGCCATATTTGATTTATGCATTCTCCACTTTGAAGGACTTGAAATAGCAGGGAGAATTATTGATGTTCCCACCCTTGCCAGAATTGAAAATAACCAGCACATAGGAACATCGGGCACTTACTGGCAAGAAGGATCTAGGCTATCAATGGACTACCTCAATAAATACTATCTAGGTAGAACCAAGAACGATACAGTGAAAGAGTATATCAAGAAAAATGATTTATATGGGATATGCACAGTAAATAAAACCAAGAAGCCTAGATACGATTTAGTACCTGTTGAAATAATTTACCCCTACGGCTGTGATGATGTTAAGGATACAGCAGAACTTAGGAGTGTTATAGCTACCAAAATAAACCAGAAAGACCTAGATTACTCGGCTCACAGGGGAGAGCTACCCACCATAGTAGATAGCTGTAAGTGCGAGTTTGAAACCACGAAGACCTTATATAAAATGAAAGTTAGGGGGTTTAAGCAAGATAGAAGTTACTGTGAGAGAGCATACAAAGATTGTTTAGATTTATCCAATAAATTACATAGAGAGATTGAAAGTGAAATTGGGGAAAAGTTCAATCTAAACTCCCCTAAACAGGTAGCATTATTTATAAAAAAACTAGGTCTTCCACTTGAAAAAAAGCTTGACAAAAAGGGAGTATGGAAAGGGAGCTACAAGACCGATGCACTGAAGTTAATAAGCTATAAGCATCCTGTACTTGAGAAAGTTGTGTTATCAAAAAAACCACAGAAGAAGGCGAACACATACTTTAAAAACTTCCTAAAACTTATGGATGAAAAAGACGTAATTCACTGCGGATTAAATCAGGAGGTAGTTAAAACCTTCAGGCTTTCATCGTCTGAACCGAATTTACAAAATCTTACCACTAGAGGGGAGGGGGATGCGTCTATACCAGTAAAGAAAGCGTTCATAAGTAGGAACGGAGTTCTCCTTTTCAAGGACTTCAAACAACAAGAAATGTTATTTATGTTAGATCAGGCAAGGGAAACCTCAGTTATAAACAAACTGCTAAAAAGTGAGAAGCCAGATTTTTATTTGGCCACTGCTGAAACTATTAAAGAAATGTCTGGTATAGAGATGGAGAGAGCCATAGCCAAGGAGATAGCTCTATCTCTTGCTTATGGAAAAGGAGACCAAGCACTAGCAGATAAGCTAGATGTATCCCTACTAAAAGCGAAGGATCTTAAAGCTACATTTTTTAAGGGTTTACCAAGATTAAGGCTTCTAAAAGAGCAGTTAGAGAGGCAAGTTAAAAGGTATGGTTACATTCTTAATGCTTATGGCAGAGTTTTATACTTAAGCAGAAAAGATGCCTACAAAGCTGTTAATTGGTACGTTCAATCTAGTTGTGCGATTATGATGAAAATAGCATTAAATAATGTTGAGAATCTTTGCGCTGGTTATAAAAGTAATTTGATTTTAACCGTCCATGATGAAACAATACTAGACGTTTATCCAAGTGAGTTAAAAGAGATTAGCCCACTTATAGATAAAGCCATGGTCAGCGCATATAAAGCTAATCATATTTCCATGATGGTTGACACTGAAATAAGTAGAACCTCATGGCACGAAAAGGAAGCATATGAGCATTGAAGCACAATATATGGAACTTAGAAAAGAGTTCGTTACCATTCGCCAAACACTTGAGGAACTAAAGAAAAATCAAAAACTAGAAATTGAACATCTTCAAAAGATTACCAAGGAAGCTAGGCACAAGCTAAAACAACTTAGGGAATATTCTACTGAGGAAATTAAAAAATCTAATTACAGCGAAAAAGATAAGATTAGGATAATTAGAAGTATAAATTCTATTGCCCCTTACGGTGTGTAATGGAAAGCGCAATCACGAAAAAAGTTAATGCTTATCTTAAGACTATAAAGTACATAACAAGCCTTCATTATTACAAGGTATCCGATCGTTACACCAGTGGCATACCCGATTATATAGGAGTTATGGAGGGCGTGCCGTTCGCAATTGAGCTTAAGGATGAGGGGAAGCTACCTAGGAAACTCCAAGCCCTTACCATGCAAGAGATGCGCCATGCTGGATGGAAGATTTTAAGCACTGATAAAATGGAAGATGTTACCAGATTTTTTATTAATTTTGATGATCCCACTTTGCGCAAGAAGACTTCAGCCGATTTATATAAAGTTCTCTACGGCGAAAATCATCAATAGATAAACAAATAAAATTGTTAAAATCAGGAGAAGAACATTTTATCTTTTCATCTTTCCTTTCAATTGTCTGGCCCTCTGAGAAACCCCTGAATAGTTTTATTTTCTCATTAAATCTAGGCGCCCCAAGCATAGCACACCCTGTAAGGCTAAGAATTATTAATATGTTTTTCAAGCTCATCTAATGCCTCTAAACTTTTTTTCTTGTCAGTTGATTTAGCTTTCTCAGTCTGGCTTATTATATAATCATCATCTTTTTTGTATTTACTTCTCAAGAAGAATTTAACTAAAAACCGAGTGAGGAATTTAACAAGATCTATAACACCCAGTAATTTTTTTATAGTTGCAAACACGTCAAAACCTTGATAAATTTTTAGTCACGTCGTTGCATTTCCTTTTGCAAACTTCCACCTTTTGGGAGAGTTGTTTTATAGACTCTCCCAAATTTTTACTTTTTCTTGGCGAATTTCTTGATTGTATTATATAGCATTTGAAGCAGTCCGTTAGATTCAAAGCCTTTAATAAGTGGCAAGAGTTCAGAAATTGCTGCGATAATCCCAACATAAATAACCAAGTTTTCTTTTACATGTTCAATCATCTTTTTATCTCCCTCATAAAACTACCTCAAAATGAGGCAAGTCATTAAATTTTTGATCTGTGAAGTTATAGTCTCTGTTCCAATCTCCACCCCACCTTATCTTATATCCTTTCATTTCTGCTATTGCTAAAAATAAACCCCCCATAAAATAAAACCTTTTTAAATCTTTCCAGTCAACAGGGTAGGGCACGCAGTCCATTGCAAGAGAGTAGTTTTCATTTCTCTCTTCCTTGAGGTTATGCATTGACTCAGGATATTTCAGTTTAGAAAACCCACTTTTAAAACTTTTCTCCTGCGCATCTTTAGACCTGATCCCACAGATTACTGAGAAATCAAAAAACTTAATTGCAGTGTTCGCAATATCCTGAAGATGAATATGGCAGTAAGCGAGTTTATTTTTAGATTTTTCTGAAAATTTTGGCATTTTTCTTTCCTATATATCTATTGCAAGCTCTAATCTCTCGACGGCAAAAGTTAACCTCTCATCGTCAAAGGTGGGGAACCCAACGCCATGTAAATGCATTCTTATTTGATCCCCTCTTTTTAAATTTAAAGATGAGTCATAAGCGTAAGACCCATTAGCTGGTAATACTAGCCTACAAAGAATGTCCTCCCTATCGACAGACTCTATACTTGTCGTGAGTTGGGTTGAGTTTTTGCTAAGCCCGAAAAAGCCAGTGTCTGGACTACCGTTTTGCATAGCTGCGCATATCCTATATCTGCCATCTCTGTTTATTGTAAATATAGTCCCATTCGCTAAACTATTTTCGTGTCCAACATCTTCACCTTGCTCTATCTCAACGGTTTTCATGTTTACTATTTTTGTGTCTGTTGTGGCATATCCGTTTGCGCCACCATAAACCAGCATTGTCTTTCTAACTGCGCTTTTTTCTACCTCATCTATATCCGATGAAGAATTATTATACATGTACCCTACGCATCTCCATGTGTTGTGCGGATGAGTAAATATCTTTCCTTTTTCATTATCATAGTATGGTTCGATATCTGATATTATTTCCTCCCCATCTTGAGATATGTAGAGGTAATATACTCTACTAGCTTGCTCCGTAGCATCATACATATCTACGCTGTTGGCTAAATCCGCAGTAATATCCCAGCTAAAACCTTCCAATCCTTTTTTTATAAGGTTCCCATTTACAGCAACAACCTCATTCTTGCTTTCCGATTCGGCGACAGTTGTACTTAATAGTACAGGCTTTACGGTATTATCTTGTTTGTGAGATATAAAAAAATCTACGCTTCTTGAGCCTACGCAGTCCGTATCGTCTAGGATAACCATACCAAGTAGAACCCTATTTATGATATCAAAAGAAGCTCCGCTATATCTCTTCCATGTGGCGTTACCGATATCATACCAATAATCTCCTGTGCTAGGTGATGAAGGCGCAGTTTTTGCGACTATTGGGTAACGGTAAGTTACATCAAGAGTGGTACCATCATCTTCGAGAAAAACCCAACCAGTAGAAAGGAGTGTAATAGTATCATTATCCGCAAACTTCAACCTATTAACAGGGTTTCCAGATGAATCAAGATAGTGACCTCTTTTTATTTTAGAAAGCTTAGTTGTACTTTCGATATACGCTAAAAAATACTCATCATTCGTACCATCATTTATTTTAAACGCCCTATACTGCCCAACCAAGGAAGAAATTTCTGATCCAACGGTGTCTATTGTTATGTGATCCTTCTCCCCCATGACTTCACCCCATGTGCGAGTACTTTCCTGATCGGATGCATCCGTATCGTTGACAAGACAAGTATTATTCGATGATGGAGCCAGAGTAAGTGATGATAAGGAGAGGTCGGACGCCATAGAAACAACAGTTCCATTTACATTAAAAATTAAGCTTGTACTAGCTCCCTCAACTGTAGCAGATGCGCCCGATCCGCTGGCCCTGATGAAGTCGGGTTGATCCGAAGTTGATCGAGTTTGTGCACTTTTTATTGAGTTCAAAGCAGTTGCAATTGTAGTAAAGTCAATAAGTGAGCCATCAACGACTAAGCTCTGACACCTAACAGTTCCCCATGGGTATGCAACCGTCCCCAAGTCCTTCCCTGCTTCAGCCGCGCCCGAAGAGATATTTCTACCTACCCAAGAGTCCCGAATTGCGGATAAAATTTTATTGTAATCAGCAGAAAAAATTATATCTCCTGCGTTTTGGTTAGCTGGTAAAGTTCCTACACCCATTTTATAAGCTCCTTGTAAAAATTATACTATTTAAAAACTGCACTATCAAACCTACCAACATCAAAAACCCCTTCTGTATCGCTATAATAACCATCATCAAAACCTAACCCACGTTGACGAAGCTTTATTTCGGTCGTGAATTTAGCAGGATTTTCCTTAAATCCAATTATTTTAAAAGCTGTAGTTTCATGTAAATCTATTGCCCCACTCTCGTAAGGGAAAACGTCGGTATCGAAAACCGCAAGATCGAAAACAGGTAGGTAGCTACCTGTGTACGGTGTAGCCCTGAGAGGGGATTTTATAGAAACTAGATCATATAGCTTCGCAGTCCTCGCTGTTTCTGTTGCAACGACTACACTCATTTCCACTTTCGGAGCTTTAAATTCTGATAAAATCCTGTTAGCGATATCGGTCTCTGTGTTTACATCTGTTACGAACTCAAGATCGATTGTCTTTCTTCTCATCCCCATTTCAGTTATTAAGTCATTGTCTTCTATAAGAGTATTGTTAATTTTAATAGAATTAAATATTCTATGGAATCCAGTATTATAAGATTTTATATCAACAATATTTTGCCGACCATCAAGGTCATGTGGCCCGTATAGCCTTAGAATATCGCCGTCATTATCGGTTCTATTTTTAACTACGAAAGTACCAGTTTCATCAATAAAAAGAACCGAGTTCGATGCAAGGAGAAGATCATCGAGAGCATCTTTAGCGACCTTGTTATCAAAATAAGAACCATTGTCAATAGTGCCATCGTAATCGACTGATATTTTACTTACATCGTAATTAACTACCCTAGTAATATCCGTTTGATTCAAAATAGTTTTTATGGCACTTGAAAAAGTTACTCCTGTAGAAACCACTCCGCCACTCACTTTAGTTTTTCTAAGGATTGATCCGAGTGATAAAACTTTAAACTCCACCTCACCTTTTAGGAAGTTCTGTCTTGTTGCCTCTTCGTTTATTATTCCGCTGAAATTAGTCGTGCTGGTTGTATCCTGAGAAAATAATTTAATATCTATTTTTGCAAGGTCTCTAGTGTATTGGAACATGCTTCTAGGATCGTTTTGGTCGTTGAATTTACCGAACGGATTTAATACTTTTAGTTTAAGGTCTGAAAAAAGAAACGTTCCGATCTCGTAGTCATTGTTATCGACTCCACTTTTTATGGAGCCTACACCGTTACGTTTTACGAAATCAGTTATATCAACATCCTTAGTCACATCTGTGGTGGTTCCATATGTATCCCTCGCTACGAGTGGTGTAATCAAGACTTGATACGTTCTAACCTCGAAACTCATTTTATATGGCCTCCAATAATGTGAGGGAAGTTTTTACGCCGTTTACATAAACGTTCTTTTCGTATTCAGCTCCGAGAGGTCTAATGACTTGCATATTTAGAACATCTTTTATACGCCACCCTCTTTGAGTGATTTTGAAATAATCCGTTCCTTCCCTCCCTCCACAAAGCCACACTAGAAAAGACTCTTCTCTATCATGGAGTGTTTCGCAAAGGCTTATGTCATTTGCAAGCGGATAGTTCTTAAACTGTATCTGCACCCCTGTAGTTTCATTTGTTTTTTGCACAAGAACTTTATTGCTTAGTGTCTTATCTACTCTGGTATTTCTATCATGCTTTAGCGCTCTAACAATCGGGTATCCCTCGAAGGTTCCTAGCTCCTGAGTGGCTATAAAGGTTTCAATGGTTTTTTCCGCATCTACTGTATGGGTTTTAGTAGCCTCAATCTGAATGCGGTCAGTTGCAACGCTATCAAATTCATAATAAGCGGAGGCCCTAGTCATGGCTGTCTCAGTAATATTTGTCATTGACCCATCAAGCCCTACTACGTTTGCAAAATGAACGTAGCTACTCCCATCATGATACTTGATATTAAAATCTTTTAAATTATGTACAAGTATAAGAATCCTATCAAGTGTCTCACTTCTTGGTAGGGTTATCTCTATAGTTTCCGTTGTTGTATCATCTGAGCCAGAAGATACCCATCTAGTATATTTACTGTTATCAATCATAAGCTTAGCTAGTGAGTCATTAGAACTTGCTGTAATAGTGGTGCTATCTTTTTTCAAAGCTTTATTTAATTTAAAAAACTTTATTCCTCCTGTGATGCTCAAAGCGTACCTCCCCTAATCCCTAAAACGTTGGCCTCTGTTCTTTGGGCTTCTAATATCTCACTGGCATCCTCTGCGATGGAAATCTCAACGAATTGCCTATTATTCTCTCCTGAGTCCTCGTCAGGGGAATCTATTTTACCAAACTGTTTAATAAAATTCGGTGACTCCGATTTAGGAACTACTATTTCCCCAGGTTCGAGAAGTGATGGTACTCTATCCCTTGCTCCACCTATAGAGGGAGCGACAAGCCCCCCTTGATTATATCTTGCGACCTGTGCAGATCTCTCCACTCCGTAAGCGGTCAAAGCGGCGGCGGCTGCGATTCCTAGTGCAGGCCCCACAATGGGGATACCTGCGAGTGCGGAATATGCATCGATCGCACCTTTCGCAGTTGAGATACCTATCTCAGCAACCGCCGCCGCTTTCCCAATTGTTCTTAATGTCCCATTTCTACTTGCTTGAAGCTGGATAAACTGCGCTCCAAAAGCCTTTTCCCTATCAATCTCTGCTTTATTTAAAAACTTATTAATAGTTGCAACTGCTGTTCCATGTTCTTTTTCATCTGCAAGGAAGTCGTTTCTTTCTTTTATTTTTCCTTTCAATTTCTTGACAGCGAAATCTTGATCTATTTTAGACTTTGTAAGTAGGGATTTTCTAAGATCCTTTAATTCCTTTTCTTCAAGGGCATTTTTCTCTTCTTCTTTTAATGCATTAAGTTCTGCATCAAATTCTCTATCAAGCTCAAACTGCTCTAGTTTTAACTCCTGTTTTCTCTCGGCGAACTCTTGCATTTTTTCTTCTTCGAGAAGTTGCTTAGCTTCAAGTTGAGAATTTAAAAAATCAAGTTCTCTTTCATTCGCCTCAAGTTGCACCCTCTCTAGTTCGCTTGCTTTTTCTTTTTTTCTGATTGATGCGTTTTCAGTTTCTAAATTATCTATGTTTGTAAGTAGTGCCACTTCCTCTTTTTTAAGGGCAACAACCCCCTCAAGTCCTTCCTTATCTTGTTGCAATAAAATCTCAAGATTTTTAGCTCGTATCTGTTTTATCCTCTCAGCTTTATCTCTCTCTATCTCTAACTCTTTTGAGGCTATGCGTTTCTTCTCTTCCTCTGCTTTCTTTTCTGCGTCCGTTGACCCACTTTCTACTGCTTCGGTTTTTCCAAGTGGAGCAAGGTTAGGAGTATCAACATCAAACCCAGCTTTAATAAATACGTTTTTATTTGCACTATTAAAATCTTGCACAGCTTTAGAGGCTTCTTGTGCAGTTACATTTATTCCATCGTAGGATTTTTGAAGCTCACCTAACTTTGTAAGTTGCTTATCTATAGAATCAAGCTCTGCCTGATTATTAACCTTCGATGCTTCCCCAAGTTCTTCATTCTTTTTTAGTAGATCATCTTTTCTTTTACTTAGTTCTTCTATTTTTTTGTTAGTTTCAGTAAGACTCTTAGGCTCTGCTTGATTGAAAAAATCCCATAGTTTCCCAAAACCGTTTATAATCTCAGGGAGAAAAGCTATAATTGCACTTAGCCCAAAAGTTAAAGACGAAGTGAACCCGATAGCTGCGAGTCTTCCAACTTTTAAAGCTGTAGTAATTCCAGTAATTAGCCCCCTAATTTTTAAAAATGCTATCCCTGCTACTGACAAAGTGCCAACTACACCTGCAAGAACAGTAGTAAACCTAATTATATTTGCAATCCCCTGAATTGTTTCATCATCAAGATCGTTAAACTTTTTAACAAGTTTTCCTACTGCATCGGCTAAACTTATAACTGTTGGCGCAAGTGCTTCACCTAATCTAGTAATTGCAACATCCACGCTTCCAGTGAGTCTTTTAAAAGCTTCGCTTGTTGTTTCTTGTTGTGTTTTTAGCGCATCCCCGAAAGTTGCAGATCTTTTCTGTGCATCTGAAAGCTCAGTGAATATTTTTGCTTGTAACCCAGCTTGTTGACCTGTGAGAGATAAAGCTGCACTTAGAGCCTCTTGTGAGCCTAAGAGTTTTAAAAGCTCTGGAACATTCCCCCCAAGAGCTTCTTTTGTTTCCTGTAAAGCTTTTACAAGCCCTACTCTTTGAACATTTTCAAGAGCTAGTGACGACTGAACTTCTGGTGAAAACTGGCTTAATTTTTGTTGAGCAAGGAGAACTGCATTTATTACGGCTTTCATTTCCGTAAAGGCCTGAGATGTTGGCTTTGCTCCGTTAGCTGTTAGTGCTGTGGCAGAACTTAGAGTTTCATCAAAAGACAAACCTAACTGCTTAGCAAGACCTCCGACTTTATTAAATTCGCTTGCAAGTTCTCCAACGGTGGTCACACCAAATTTTTGAGCTGTAAAAAACTTTTCTGAAATATCTTGAGCCGTACCAGCTTCAGAGCCAAACGCCGTAAGGGAAGCCGTCAAAGCTTTTACTGAGGTAGCTGTGTCTGTGGCCCCTGCTTTAGCAAGATCTGTTGCAACTTTTAAATTCGCTATGGCTTGCTCTGCTGGAACCCCTGCGGAAATTAAATCAAAAAGCCCTTGGTTGAGGCTCTCAAAACTCTCTCCTGTTGCGGCCCTTAAATTTAAAACACCTTTCTTTAAATCATCAACACCCTTTGTAAATGTCTTAGTAGAAAATGATCCTTTATCAAGAAGAGTAACTACATTTTTAAAACCTTTTTCAAAATTTGCAAACCTAGTTACAGCCCCACCTATCGACAGCCCTAGAGCTGTAAAAATTACAGCCGATGCCTTAGCACTTTTCTTAAGTGTTGACTCAAGACTTGCTGTCTGTTTCTTGGCTTTCTCAGTAGCATCAATGAAGCTTTTCGCATCTCCATTTAGCTTAATCAGTAGTGCAGTAGTTGCTTTTCCCATTATTTATTGAAACTCTTTTTTAAAAATTCTTTTCTCATTTCTTTAAACTTTTTAAGCGCAAGATCTTCACTTTCTTTTTCTTCCTCTTTAGAAAGATTGAGCGGAATAGCGTTATCTTTTATTTGCTTATCATTTAGTGAAGCTTGCCACTGCTTTTCTCTTAAATCGTTTTGAAAAATTACATCTTTCATTAAATCTACTTGCTTATAAGTTAATTTATAAAATTCCTCTAATGTCCATCCGTATCTTTTAGCGAAGGTATCAAATAAGGCCCCCCAGCAGGGAGTTCTTACGCCACCTTCGCCACTTGCTTTTTTCTATCTTTGTCCTCCTGAATCTTTTCTATATCAGGTTGAGAGACCCCTATCGCTGTAGCTATTGCCTGTAAAAAAACACCTAAATGAATAAAAAGATCTCTTTCCCTTTCAAAAGAATCTCGAAGATCTTCGACACATGGAAAATCACTCTTATCTTTTAAAAGTTTATGAATAGTCTCCAAAATTGTAAAAATGTAAGCAGGGTTATCAACGTTAGAAATAATTTCATGATAGTTTTTCCATCCATCTTTATTACCTTCTGTTTTGAAATTCTCCATAACCCATAATTGAACTTTCAAATTAAAAGTCGTAAGCTCGTAAGTTTTACCATGGATTTTAACGGTTCCCTCTAATGGATTTAAGTCTGGAAAATTTATAATCATTTTTCGCTCTCCTATTAAGTGCATCTTACCTTTAAAAAACTTTGTACTAAAGGTTTATTTTGTTTTACAATTTGTTAAACAAAAGGGCTTAAATATGAAACTCAAAAAGAGCAGTAACTACAAGGTAAAATTTATTGGTATTAGGTTAACTCAGGAAGAATATAATAATTTAAAAATGAGAGCTTTGCATTTATGCGAAGGAAATATAAGTCAGTACGCTCTTTATTGTATTAATAACTTTATGCCTAATAAAGATGATTTAGAAAAAGGGGAGGCTTTTACCCCTCCCCAAAAAAAATCGTAAAATTAAGCCGCTTTCGTAGCTCTAATTTTCGCAACAGCGTTTGCAACAGAATCATACAAAAGTTTAGTTGTAAGCTCTGGGATGCTAAATACTGTTTCTTCTAATCCAATCGGAAAACCACTCCCCACCGCTTTAAGAATATCAATCTCAAAAAGATCTCCATTACTTCTTTTAGCAGCGTAACAAGCTTGCCCATGCTCTGGGAAAGTTGCCGTACTCTCACCAATCGTAATCGTAGAAACGCCTTCGTGATTGCTTGATACTTTAAAGTAAGCTGTATCATCCGCAGTCATTCCAATAGTTCCAGATCCACCAGTCAGCTCAATTCCTGTGTTAGGAATTGTAACAGCTGTACTTGTAGTGATCGTAAGAGCTGAAGAAGTTACTTTGAGCGCATCGTTTTCGTAAGAGATATCTGTTCCACGAGTGAACTGAATATCACTTAGAATATAAACGTCAACTGTAGTTGTCGAAGCAGCTTTTACAACGTAAATGCCGTCCTTTACATCATCTTCGCTACCAGATTTAACCGTCGCCGTAGCTATCCCTGTGGTAGCACTTAGTACGGACGTGCCCTTAGCATTCGTTAGTGCTTCAGTTACAGAGCCGTTAGCAGTTGAAGTTGTAGCAACACAAGCCCCAAGAAAAACTTCAAATAAAAAGTCAGGTAGAGCTTTTACACTTGCAGTAAATTCTGAGGAAATTGTTTTAGCTTCACTCGCCCATGCAAACTTATTAGAGCCTCCAAAGAGGTCTTCAAATTCAGCAGAGAGTGAGAGAGTTCCCCCTCCGATAACCTTCATTGCTCCGTAAGGCATTCTATCAGCTCTTTGATAAGGCGTAATTGAATGAATCCCGAATATAATTCTATTTTCACTTAATGCCATTTTTCATTCTCCTAATTGATAACACCTTCAGCGATTAAAGAGCTTTTAAATTTCACAGGTATCTTTTCATAAGACTCACCTTTTTTAATCACAAGGCGGTAATCGTTTTGAACGATTAAGTGATCTTTAAGGGCTTTCTTAATTGTGAAACTTTCCTCTTTCGCTTTCGTGTGCTTTGTTGTTTTAAAATTTTCAAAGTCTTTTGACATGAAAACTCCTTTTTTATCTTACCGAAATAGAGGATTTAACCACTACCCCAGCGGTAAGATATTCCTTGCCATTAAAATCAAAACTGCTAGGTGTGAGGCGGTCAGTTTTGAGTTTCCCATAACCCTGAATAGAATCAAAGTTTTTTAGGGAAACGCTCTCAATGGCTCTTGAATAACGTAATAATTTTCTCCATAATTTTTCTAAATTTTGGTTAGTCAGTGGCATGAATATTTGAATGCTCACAGCCTCTTGACGAATGAAATTTTCCTCCATTATTTCACTTGGACTTTCTTCTCGTTCTATCCCAACCAAGATAAATAATTTCTTATTAATAACCTTATTGGTTAGATATAAATTAAAATAGTCATCTGTGGTTAGTGTTGACATAAATTCAACGTCCCCACTTACTGCGCTTTTTTCTGTATTAATCGCCGTTATCTCATCATTAAGTTTCGTTTGATAAAGCGTTCTTACATCATCCATCAAACTTTCTAAGTCATATAATGCCATTTTATTTCCCTAGCCTTCTAGGATCAAGCCCTAGTCCGCCGAAAGTAACATCGTTGCTCTCGGTTATAAGTTGCTTAACATGTGTAAAAATAATTCTTGTCCATCTCTCACGCCTTCCAGCAATCGACGCATCCCTCGCCCTATCAGCAGGGCCACCGTCAATAAAAACTAAATCTCTTCTAGGTATTTTCTTTCTTGCTCCATCCCCTTGATGATACTTCAAATACTCAATAGAAGAACCCATATTTAATTCACTTCTCCCCACGAAAAGAACTGCACCCTCTGCGCTTGGAGTTCTAAGAGATTTTTCAAGTCTCCTTGTCTTCCCTCTAAAGATCGGATAAGCAAAACCTAATTTTTTCGCCTTTGTTTTTTCGTAGTTACTTGTTGTGGTCGGGTTCCCATCTATCCCTGTAGCAGGAGCCAATTTCTGATAAAGCCCTTCACTCTTTAAAGTAAATATTTTTCTATTTGATTTATACCAATCAACAGAAATAAGCTTAAACGGTATCCTAAAATCACTTGATTTTTTACTTAGAAGAGTTAATGCCTTTTTGAAAGCTTTCTCATTCTGTATAGAAAATTCAAATGGATCTGTAGTGTTCCCTACCAAGTGTCAACCCCTTTTTGAAAAACAGGATCAGCGTTACTTGAAGATTTGAACCTCGCCCCTCCTGAAGGTGGCACTTCCTTCGCTGTTGCATCGGTTAAGACTTTTTTAGCTGCGCATAGGTTGCCCCGCTTATCTTTAATGGGGATTAAATCATCTAAAAGTTTCTGCGCTCTCGCCTCAAGGTTACCGCTTTGTACGTCTTGCTTCAGTGATGAAACTTGTTCATTTTGTTCTAAGATAGTTTTAACTATATGAGTAACTTTTAACTTCGAGATAAGCCCGACAACCTTAAGAGCTTCTGCCCCTGTTATAGGTACAACGTAAAAAGGGTAAAGCTGTGAATCAATCTCACCATCAATCTCAGTGATAAGATCTTCAACCTCACTTGTTGTTATCGCAGTGTTTGAATCACTGTCAAAAGTTATATCCCTAAACATCGAACTTACTTTTGAGCTAGTTGTGTAGGCCATTATTTATCCTTTGGTTTTTTATTAAAAATTATATAGTCATGGATATTTTGCATATACGTTGTCATGGTTGACATTTTTTCAACTATCGTATTAATTCTCATTTCATTATAGTGAATTTTCCGCATGGCTTCCTCGTGCTTACTACCCATAAAGCTAACCCCTGCATAAACCATTACACCTGCAAAGATGCTTGTAAGCCCTGCCATAACTAATTTATCTAAAAATCTTTTCATGCTCATAAGTTATCAAACTCCTGTTCTATATCTACTAGGTCACAGGGATTTATTTCTGTTGCTAGATTTATTTTTTCCAATATCTGATTGATCTCGTTTACATCATGGGTTCGGTGTAACTCCCTACCTCTGAAGATAACTATTAAAGTTTCCTTAGTGAGTTCGCCGTTTAAATACATCTTTGCATGGTTTACGTTAAATCTGGCCTCACTACATAGTAAGTTGTGACTAGAGATGTCTTTTCTAGCCTCATAGTTATCGTAATTCATTTTTGAAGACTCATTTTTAGAAAGCCGTTTAGCTCCTGTAATAAGTGCTAGAAATTTTGCTAAATCAAAACTCATTATCTTATATCCTGTTGTTGAGATACACATAAATAATTAGTGCCATCATATAAAAATCTAAAAACATCTACCGCGCCTGCCCCTACTGAGACAGTGGGAGCCGTGCCCCCTGCAAACTTATAGATTGCATTCCAAGTAACAGTGTGCCCCCCTGTCCCATCTTGCGCAATCTTAAGGGTATAATTTGCGCCACTCACTCCGTTACTAGGGGAAGCAAGAATTGTATTTCCTGTTAAAGTTAATTCTGCGGATTGGTTACCGTCTAGATCCCAATTAGTTGTAGCTCCAAAAGTTAAAGCGGTTTTCGGTGTTTAATACTGCCCATCAATTTGAAGATCTTGTCCTACCTGACAATTACCAGCCATATAATTACTACATAGAGGTTCCTCTATGGAGATGCCCCTATTCACTGAGGTAGCCGATGCCCCACCCACTGGAACACGAAACCCATAAAATTCCGTGACGCTTCCACTACCAGCGTCAATCATTCTGGCTATGAATCCAGTGTAATCGCTCACCACACTTGAACCGAAAAGTATCAGCCCCGAAAAATTCCCATAGAAAAAATCTAAATTACCCGAACTCAAAGACTGTAAGAAATTAATATTTCCAATAACTCCACCTGTGATGTTCCCACTTGCTAGGTGTTGTGTGACGGTCTGTAAGTTTACACTGGATTGTCCTGCTGTGCTTGTCCAATCACTAGAGAGATTGAATTGTAATAGGTAGCTTACGTTTTTATATTCTGCGTTGGTTATAGCTCCACTTGGGGTTAGCCCTGTGGTGAACAAGTGATTTACATTTTCCCCCGTCCCACTCGTGACTGTAGGTAAGGAATTTACCGTAAGACTATAACTGTCACTGCAAAAAAAGCCATTCGTTGCAGGGGATACGCCAGCACTATCTTTAAGTAGCTTCCCTGTTACGCCGTCCCATCGAGCAATGGTATTATCAGCCCTATCACTAGGACTTAATGGGCCCCTTACATCTTTAGATACAAGATCAAGGTTTCCAGTTATAGGATTAAGATCAAGCCCCACCCTTACGCCTCCACTGCTGTTACACTGTCAATATCATCTCTTGTAGAATCCGTATAAGTAACTGTTACAGTTCTAAGCAGGGTTCCCCCAATGCCGTCTTTATAAAATTTATAAATCCGAACTGTATCACTTGGTTGCTCACCATCTATAGCGTCCGCTTCTGGATGCATACCAAAAAGACTTACTTCCCCCCCATTCGTGTTGAGATAAACCTTAGCCCCTCGCTGAGTGTAAAGAAGTTTTTCGTCGGTGAGTCCTCCCCCCATTACTTAACCTTTCTAGCTCTTGACTTACTAGCTCTAGTCAATTCCTCATCAACCTTTAAAAGCTCTTTTTCTTTTTCAGCGATATTTTTCATGCGTTCTTCGCATTCTTTTTCTTTCGCCTCTAGTGCTTCTTTTCTTTCTTTAAGCTCAGCTATAGTTATCCCTGCTTCTTTTTCTACGATTGAAACGTCATAAGCTTTAGTGGATTTAACTTCTGTTGTTTTTAAAAATTCTTCTTTGGTTATAAACCACGCTTGGCATTCTTTAGACTTTTTAAATATCTCTAACTCCTTTTCAGAGAGTTCAATCTTTTTAAATTGGATTGTTATTTCATGTTTCAAAAAATTCATCTTCTTGTTGGGATGAAATTTTCTAAGTTTTAGCTCTAGTTCCATTTTTTCTTCTCCTTAAAAATGGGAGGGCTTTTTAAACCCTCCCTAAAAATTCTAACTCTTATGAGTTCTTAATTTTGTAAGCTTTTTGCCAAAGTCCATACCCAAAGGCGCGTCTAACATCAATTCCGTAATAGTAGTTTTTTCTCATAAAACCATTACTAGAATTAGCTTCCTGAGAAGCAAACATCGGCCCTCTTCTTTCTTGCCAAATGAAAGGCTTTACCCCTGCACTTGCATCAAAAAGATACCAATCGTTTGCATCTGTTAATCGACCACTTGTAATCAACTTCGCAATACCTTTATATGTGTTGGTGGTATTGGAGATGATTGAAGCGTTAAGAAGCTCTCTCATGTTACCCTCTAGGGCAGGTGGAGCCAGAATGTACCAATCTCTTTCACCGTCATAAAAAATTTCCCCTCGGTCGTCGAGGTAGTTTCTCATTACAGCAATAGCAGCGTCTAAATCAGTCTTAATCTGTGCAACAGTTGTACCAGATCCAGAACTATTTAGGTTAGACTGAGTACCCGAATCCCCTTCACTATGTGAAGCGGAAAAGAATGCTTGTCCGTCATAAGCTAGTTCAGTTTCACCAGCATTTAAGGCGTCAAAGAAAAGTTTTCTAGGATGCGCTCTTGCTATTCTTGCAAGATCTTGAATGCGAACGCGAGTTGACCCCATCTGATCGTCTTCGATGGTATTTCTCGCAACCTCAATTGTTGACTCGTAATCTTTGTTTTCTAGTGTGTAACTAAAATCTCTAAGACCTTTAAGCCTACGCTCATCTTTCCATTCAACCATTTGCGGAGCTTGACCGAGCCACCCGTACTTTTCACTGTTACTACTTGAACTAGTTTTTAAAATCATAGGTATAACATCTTGAGGATCTTCCCCATTGTTATACGCTTTCATAAAGTCTGCTCGCAGACCTTTTTCTAATGTTACAGGATTAACCAATGCCATTATTTAACTCCTTATTTTTTTCTAAGTACCATGTAGTTAAGAACGTGATCCGTTGAAGGATCTGCACTCATATCTACATCAATTTGTCCAGCCGCAGCGATTGAATCAATAACAGTTACAGGCGAGGCACCAGCCGTAGCTAGGGTTACAATAGCAACATCAGTTGCTAGCATTCCTGTTACTGTTATTGTTTCGTCAGTATCACCACCAGCAGTTGTAAAAGTTCCGGCAGAGAAAACCTCAAAGGCCCCAGCTGTTCGCTCAGTTGCAGAATCAATCGTAACCCAAACTTGAGTAGCACTAACGTACTCATCAATAACTCCAACGAATTGAAGATTATCAGCGTAAGTTTTCGTGATTGTTGCATCATCTGTAGCGTAAACTTTTTCCCCTACATCTGCTTGTGCGAAACTAGAACCAGTTAGTAAGAAACGTCCTTTCTTATAAGTTCTACAATCATCATCACCTGCGGAACCTGCGGAGTTGTCAATTTTCTCGTAAGCAACACCTGCGAAGTGTGCCCCTGCTTCAGCTGCACATGGAGCCAAAAACCCCGCAGCGTTGTGTTTTACTAATGCACCTTTGTAGATTATGTCTACGGCAACAGGATGAGCTATAAGCTCCCCTTCTTTTCTATCAATTTCAACATTTGCACTTAATGCAGTCATTTAAATACCTCTCTTTTAAGAATTGTACTTTGCAAACTCTTCAGGTGAAATATCAGGCATGTGCTTCATTCTATACGCCTCATCTTCATCACTTAGAGTCACAGTTGTTTTTGTTGGATCAGCATCTTTCCCTGCTGGCTTAGTATTTAACTCTTTATTAAGCTCCATAAGTTTGAAAGCGTCCACGCTTTCTTTAGAGCCACAATCTAGTAAATACTTTTTAGCCGCTTCGCTAATTTCGTTTTTATTAAATTTAGTTTCGACTTCTCCGATCCATTTTTCTTTTTTCTGAGTTTCTTTTAACTCTTTAATCTCTTCACTAAGCTTCTTGTTTTCTTCGTTCATGTTGTTCATAATCGTTTTTGATTTTTCTTCTGATAGCTTAAACTCAGAGATAATTCTTTCTTTTTCAGCAAGCTTTGATTGATGCTCACTTAAAGCAATCGTATCCATTTTAGGCTCCTTCTTTTTGCTTTTATGTTTTGATAGTTCTGATAAAGTTACTATGGCTTCCATCTTTAAAAATGGTCTATTGACAAGACCACCACCTAATAAAGTTGGCCCGTAGCTCTTTCCAGTGTGGGGATGAGTCCAGTTAAGGTTGTACTCTGGTGAAAAATACCTGTACGCCTTATTAGAGAGTAGCTTTGCCCCCTTAGACGTCCAGTGAATTTCTCCGTACAACCTCTGCCCATCGTTTGACATAAAAACATCTCGCACCCATCCAGCCGCCTCGCCTTGATCGTGTTCAATATCTATACTTATATCAATTCCAACAGCCCCACTTCTAAAATTCTTTTCAAAACTTTTCAAAATCTGCGTTGTTATTTCAATTTTTCCATAAGCAGGATGAACCCCACTTATAACTTTTGCTAACTCAATAATATGCGGAGCTTGTTGCTCCAACTTGATACCCTCTAAATTTCTAAGAGAGGTCAACGGTTTTATAGTTTCTTTTTCATCATCAATGAATAATATTGTTTCAGAAGATTCAACGGGCCTAAGAATACCCACAACCATAACTATATTAGGTCTAATCTCAAGAGGTCTTAGCGTCTCAGTTATAAATTCACTCGTATCGAAGATAGGAATGATATAGTTATTATCTGTTTCCTTAATCTCATCGCTAGGGAAGCCATGATTAGCTGACCACTCTAAAACTGTTGCTTTATCTTGGTACTCTGCTTTATCGAAAACTAAACTTTGTGGAATGGCATCGGGAGATATTTTATTAGTCTCTAGTATCTCTATTACCTCCGCTTTAGCTTCGTAAATTTTTCTATCAAGTAAAACTTCAACTATATGGCTCATTTACTTCTCTCCTAGTGTGATTGATTGTTTCGCTGTATCCGATGGGCTTAGAGAAGAGATTTCAGGGGAACCCCTTAGCCCTACTAAATTAGCTCTTAAGTAACTCTTGCAATTATGATGAAGGGGAGGACTATATCTAAGAGATTCGGCGTCATTAGTAGCAAAAGTTAGCCCTGCTAATTCCTTACAAACATCGCTTTTCGGATTCGCATTTATAAAAGTAAAACTCTCTACCTCTTGCAGAACCTCCTCATTAAATAAAAACTCATTTCTAGTCTCATTAACTGCTATTGCAGAAACGTTGCTTGCAGTTCTCTTAACCCCTGCGCCGTTTATATAATCACTTGATGCATTCTCAAGGTCTTGACGAATGATGTTTACGTCTGCGGTTCCTTTTTCACTGCTCGAAAACTTAAAGAAAACTGCATCCCTTAAATCATTGGTAACCTTGTTACCGATTGACTCCGCTTGAATCTGAAATAATATTTTTAACACCGATGGCAATTTAGAATTATCAAGCAGTTTTATATTATCTGGAATGTCGAGCTCATGCCTCTCAAGTAATTTTATTGCTTCCCCTATGTCTTCGGTTTTTAGGGTAACATCTTTTTTACTTGGGACTTCAAGCTTTACTTGCTCTAGTGCCTTTCTTCCTGTGACACCTAGCACACCTTTAAGTTGTCTTTTTAGTTGAGCCTTCTTGCTAACCACTACATCTTTAGTTGCAAGTTGTTTTCTGTTTTTTGGAAGCTGTTCATATCTTCTTATAATATCATTGACTAATTTTTTAGAAGATGCTTCAAGGTTTTCCTTTATGACATTCTCTATCTCTTCTTTCTGCTGAATAATAAGCCCTCTAGGTGTCTTTGCTTCTGAGAGGTTGATAGTTTCGCCCTCACTTAAACTAAGCTCCACAGGATCTTCTTTAGGTTCCTCATCTGTTGGCTCTGGCTCTTGTGGATCTTCTACATCGTCTTGGCTCTCGCCGTTATCCATTAGCTCACCTTCTGCCTTCTTAGGTAAGGAGTAAATCTTTCTAATAAAATCTTCTAGCTTTTCATCAACGGTTAAAACGTTGGAACTTATAAACCCTGTAACCACTTCCATTAAGTCTTTACCAGCACTCTCAGCTAAACGGTTAAACGTTAGTTTAGGCATGACTTCAGGCCTATCTGGAAAGTTAAGATCCACGATATGAGGGATTAATTTATTATTGATAGTATCACAGATTAATTTTCCCCAATTTGATAGCGTTGAGGAAAAGAATTTTTCAAGACCACTAACTGATGCAAGCCCTGCGGAGTTTCCCCCTTGCCCCTGCTCTAAAAAAGCGGCGAGGATAGCCCCGACCATCTCTTCATTTTCTGCTTTGATTGATACCTGTATTTTCGATGGATCGAATGTATTCGAATTATCAAAGTTAAGTTCCCATCCAGCAGGAACGATTATGTAAGAGCTTTCCGCATTGGTGAACTTCTCAAGTGCTTCAACCGCAGCTAAATATTCCTTAGAATCTGGTTTTGTTGTATCTGGACAAGTTGCTATAGGTGTAGAGATTGCCCCTCTCTCGTTTCCTATCGCTTGAATCTGTTTGTTTAATAATTTTCTTTTATAAGGGCCATATAAAGGGCGAAGAATGCCGAAGCCGTTATCATCCCCCTCTTTTTCATTGTAAAAAATAAGTAATGACTTGGCATCCATAACAAGATCTTGGGCCTCAATGTCTCCACCTTGATTTTGAACTATTGATAAAAGTTCTCCTGTTGTGGGATCATGTTTCCACTCGGTAAGAGTTTCCTGATTTCTAAACGCTAGATAAACTCCTGTGTAGCTACCTATTGATTTTGTTTCCCTGTTGGAATGGATAAGTTCAAAAACACTATGCCCGAAAAGAATAGCTAAAAGAATTTCATGGAGCTTAGACTGCCAGCCATAAGGTTGATCGTTGATTAAGACTTGCTCACATACCCTTGCTATATCTAAATCTTTAGTTTCTTCAGAGGCAGATTCTATCGACCATGACGCTGATTTTATTGGCCCGAATACTGCGCGGATAACTTTTTGAACTTGTGGTTCACTTCTGCGCATCTTGTTCATTACAGCTATACCATTCACCCCATGAAGCGTTGATAAGTGATCCGCAGAATAAACCCCACTCGTAATAAGTGTACCAGATTTACCCCTAGCTTTAGGGTTGATTTTTATATCTGTTTCGTTAGTATTCATTTATCTTTAGCCTCGTTCTTTTTCTAATTGGGGAATTGTCAAGCTGATTCCTAAACACTGTCTCACTCGTTGAATGTGTTCCAAAGTTTCCAGCCTTTCTAAAAATATATCTGCCATAATTAGCTAACGCCAATGAGTCGGCTTCATCAGGAGAGCTTTTACCTGTCCTAGATTTATAATCATCTTTCGATTCAATCAAAATCTTTTCCTGATTATCAAACTTAAATTTTATCTCTGGTAGCTGTTCCTCATAAGTCTCTTCGTCGGTAAGTAAGTCAATGTTATCTCTAAGATCTTGATTAAGAAGGTAGAACATCTGCCCCTTAGCGTTCTTAAATAATTTTTTAGATTTCTGATCTTCGTCTTTATCGTCGTGACTAGGAGACTGCGCCGAATGGACTACAACAAGCTTGACATTGCCGAAATACTTATCGTCATAAATATCTTTCTTGACTTGATCTTCAACACTTGAGCCAACGCCAGTACCATCAAGAATTAAAACAGTATCGCTCACCTTGTCTTCGTTACAAAAAAGCATTAGCTCACTTGCTACCTCGTGCCCATCTTTTTTCTTATGTTTTTGTATCCTAGTATTCTTATATCCTATGAGTTCATTGAATACTGTTTTATCGGGCCCACCCCTAGCAACATCAATGCCTATGAATCTTGTTTTCGTTTTGTCAACATCAATAACCCGATCAAGTGACGCTTGAACACTTTCAAACTTTACTAACACGGTATCATCACTAAGTGGAAACTCTGCAAAGATTTTAGAAAGCGTTAGCGGATGCTCCATGCCCCATTCTAAAATCTTACTCATTACCCACTGTGCAGAAAGTAGGTAAGGGTTAGGCTTTTTATAATTAGCAATATGCTTTAACTTTTCTTCTTTAGTTAGCTTAGCTAGATAAGTTAATTCTTCTCTTATCTTTTGCTTATTAGTTAAATCGTTGGCTATTAGGTTAGGAGACTTGAAACAATCCCATTTAACCCCATGCCAATCGGGCTTGGAAAAAAGTTTAAAAAAGTTAGAACTTCTGACTGTTGGATTTCCGATGCATACCCACTTAACCACTTCACCTGATGTTAAAAGTCCTTCAGCCATCACGTAAACGTCTTGATCTATCCCTGTTGCTTCATCGAATACAACCAAAATGTACCTTGAGTGATAGCCTTGAAACGTTGAACCCTTTTGCTCTTTGGTGTCTCCCACTTCTCTTTTTGGAACAAACCCAATAGCAAACCAATCGGGATTAATTTTTATCTCAGTTAAGTTTTTATTTCCATCGAATAACATTTTGCTATTTGATAAAGCACTATGGATTTCGCCCCAAAGTAAATCCTTTACTTGTCTGTATGTTGGTGCTGTTGTGATAACTTTTGAGTACGGAAAACAATATAAGAACCACAAGACGATTCTAGCAACGGAAAAGGTCTTACCAGTTGCATGGCATGACTTAATTGCTATGCGGTCGTAAGAAACTAAATCAACGAGTAACTTTTTTTGATAGTCCTCAAGGCTATGGCACTCTAAGGCGCATTCAATAAACTCCCATGGCTTTCTTTGAAGCACATCAAAGAGAAACATAGCCTCACTTCTAGCAAGTGCCTCTGCGCTCATATTAAGCCCTTAAGCTGCGATTTGTTTTTTAAATAATTCAAACTTTTCTGCCTCATCTTTGTTTCTATCGAAAACTTCAGTTAGAAGATGAGTAAAAGTTTTGATCCTTACTTCACCTTGTACGTTAATGGTTTCATTGAAAGCTCCAAGGTGTTTAGCAATCATTTCAATTGCTTTGTCCTTGTTCATGAACTTAAATTCAATCTCAAATTCCTTTGTTCCATCTTTTAAAATTCTTTTTTTCTTTTTGAATCCCTGTACAAGTCTGTGCATATATTTTGGTATTTTTTCAAGTGCTTGATCTATGTTTTCGTTTTCTACATCTACACGCAAAAACTGAGTGTAATCAGCTTCCACAATTTCTTTTAATTTTAGTAATACATAAGTTTTATTTACTTGCTTTGCTTGGTCTTGCTGTGAAGCTAATTTGTTTATATATTGTTGCACCTCAAGTTTTTTCAATAGTAGATTTGATGCGGACTCTTTGGATCGTTGGTTTTTAGTATTGTAAACTTTAGAATATGCCTCAGTAGCATTCCAACAATTTACATACTCGTCACAAAATCTTTTTTGGTAAACCGTTAAGCCTAGATCTTTTGTGACTTTCTTTGTGCTCAAATGAATTCCCCTAGATAAGAGAAATTCTATAATCTTAAAAACTACTTAGCAAGTGAAAAGTAGAGCCTCCCTGAGTTGCGTACCCAAAGAGGCCTACACCCTAAACCCGAAAATTTAAGGGGGGTTAATTCTATTAACTAATCAACCCCAAACTGTCAATAAAAATCCTATAAATTCGTAACGCAAACCTGAACAAAGTTGTGTTTTTCAACTTTGATATGCGCATAGTCTAGCCTATACCACTCCTGAGCCAGTACAGACCGAAAAACAATAACAAATGTTTAATTTAACGCATACCTGAACAAAGTGTAAAATTTATGTCAAACAACTTTGATATGCGGTGCATCTACTCAAATCAAACACAATGGCTTAAATCGTATTACTTTACACACAAGGCCACCTCTCAGCGATTCTGACAGGGTTTCCCTTGCACCGCATATCAAAGTTAACAAAAAACCGCAAAAACTTATATATGTATATATTATATATACTATATATGTATAAAGTATATGTATTTATGTATATATTATATTATTATATTATATATTTAAATATTATTAATAATTATATAACTTTGATATGCGTAGCATCATTTAGCCCTAAAAACCGAACAATATCAAGAGGTTACAAATTGACGCGTTGTATATCAAAGTTAACGACCACTTTTTACAACTTTGATATGCATAGCGCAACAGCAAAAAAACCCCAACAATATCAGGAGGTTGCAAGCTGAGCACCGCATATCAAACTTTTTTATAAATTATCGTTAACTTTGATATGCGTAGCAACATTGTCAGGCACAGAGTCATGGCTATCATCGCTAAATTGCTTCTCGCCGATTCCGTAGATTTTCCTATCTTCAACAAGGAAATTTTGTTTACTCATTGCTTGGTAAAAACTTATCTTCCCAAGTTTAGACTTTTGTAGTCCAGAGTCCTCTTCCCAATCTCTAAAAATTTTATAAAGGGCAGAACGCCCGATATTTAGGTCATCTCCTATAAACAAATTATGTATTAATCCATCTCTAATTTCTTGAACAAATAGCATAAACCTATTCGATTCCCTCTGCCACCCCTTAACAATATTTATTGAACTTGTTGGGTTAGAGTAAAAACCTTTCTGGTCAACGAGCCTTTTCAGCCCTTTTAGTGCAAAATTAATTACCCCTTGCTTACTATGTTCATGAATTAACTTATAATAACTTCTTACTTTATTCTCACCCATAAACTTATCTTTAAATTTAAGTATAGTTATCCTTCGCTCATAAGCATCACTCTCACCGTCGAAATTCCTCGGTAGTCCATTTGCGCAGAAGATGTGCATTCTAGGTATAAAAGCCTCAACGAATGCCTTATTCTTGCGATTAATAAGAACTGTTCCCTCATCCTCAATCTGTTTAATAACAGAATCACTTATTGTTTTTTTGTGGTCGATCTCGGTTAAAATGTTGACCGATTTATTTATCATCGATTCCATTCCGAAACCATCCATGCTACTCGGATCGACTTTACAAATGTTCTCCCCTCCTAGCATACTCCCTGCAAGCATAGCGAGCTGGCTTTTCCCCGAACCACTAACCCCGTATAAAAAATAAATTCTTGGATACGCTGGCATAAGTGTTCCCCCGAACATCTCCATTATTGCATTTATTCTTTCTTCCTTATCAGGTTCATCTTTAAAAACATTTTCAAGGTAATCATCCAGTAGTTCGTTTTTCTCAGAAAAAGTAGGATCATACTGCCCATCAATAACGTTGGTATAATAGTCCTCTTTACTGTGGTCTTTAAATTCGAGGTATTGAGTGCCATCTCCTTTTTCTAAAAGATGAAGTGTACCATTATTGAAGTTAACAATCCTTGGGTTAAGTTGAAACATTTCTATTCCACTTGGAGCTGATGGAACACGAGTTACAAAAAAATTAAAAACTGAATTAACTTTAGAGTAGGTACACTTCTTATTATAAGCACGAATTATAAGAGCTTTTATCCTATCCTTATCCGTTTCATTAAGATGCTTCCATCTCTTCCCATCCCACCTAAAAAGATCCCTCTCATCACCGTATTTTAAAATGTCTCCACCGATATAACGTTCTTCACCCTCAGTGTATGAGCATTTAAAAACGTTAGTTAGTAGTCCGTGGGCAACATCATTTTCAAGGGGAACTTTTTCTTTTTGTGGGAGGTCTATAGGTGAGGGACGCTTTTCGGCTTCAAGCATTTTATACAACTTACAAGTTGCTGAGCAGTTAGATGCCTTAATATCGTCTTGACAACCAAAATTATAGTGCACCCCTCTACCATAGACGTTATGAATTATATTATTAACTTCAGCTCTAGGTAAAGCGTTTTTATCAGCCCATTTCATCATGAGTTTTACGCATTCATCTCTATGCATAGAGGTCTGTCTGCAATCTGTAACTATCCTAAGTGCCCTTTCATTCCTCTCACCTTCAGGTGAAGCTTTTTCGATGAGGGCCCGAATACATTTTTTCTTATCAAAACTTTCGAAAACTGTAGGGTTGTCAAGTGTTCCTCCGCTAGTCAAATCTTTGTCAGTCTTTTTTGAAACCTCCACTGCTTTAACTAGGGCTTGAATCGGTTCAACATCAAATTCTATAACCTTGGTAAAATCAAAAACTTTTCTAACGGAGCAAACTTTTTTCATATCATCCGTTGGCATGTTTTGTAGTTCATCAAGGGTTAAAACATTTTTATAAAGATTAGTTTTAGGATGACGTGAAAACGGTAAACGAAATTTTCTGTTTACATTAAAAACGGAAGTATCCATTGTAGGATAAAACTGCTTATAATAACCAGTAAGATTTTTTAATTTATCTGGATTAATATCTTCAGGAAAATACTTAACAGGTACCCCAACATGAAACCCTTTAGAACCACTATAAAAAATAATAACGTTTTTAACATTTAGCCCATCAATAAACTTACAAGCATCAACCCTTGAAGCGTCGATATTCTTAGAATCGAAGTCAAAGAACACTAAATCAAGTGCTGGATAACTTTTCCCTTCATACTGTGCAAAAGTTAATGGATTTTTCTTATAGTGGTTTTTTCTTAGAGTCTCGCTTGAAAAGTTTCGTTGTGGTTCGTAAGTGCAAAGTTTCTTCCCCTCAGAATCCACCTTACCAGTGTCAACCTCATGCTTTAAAGAATCATATTCAAGATCATAAACGCAGTAATATGCCTCACTACCATCATGGTTTAATATTTTTTCTTTTAATTTTTCTTTGTGTATGTGTCCTTCAGTTAAAAAAGAAAATTTATTTTTCACGACGTAGTTTATAAGTTGCATAGCACTCCTTTAACTTTGAGAAAGTTTTTCGAGATTAATTTTTATAAAGCTCTATGACAAGAAACTAGGCGCAACTATGAAAAGTGTTTACATCATCTTTCCAATAGTTAAGTATAAAACTAAGGCACTTATAATGCTTACGAAAAGCCCAACGAAAATACCGATAAACAAATTCCAGAGTCTTTCGCTAAAAGTTTTATCTTTTTCTTTTCTGTTTAGTTGTTTTTCTTTTATTGCATTTACTTCAGTGTAGAGTATGCTATACTCTATCTGCAATTTTCTTGACAGTTTATCAATATCCTTTAGGCGTTCGCTAATGGATTCTAGCTCTCTCGACAGGTCGCTCTTGAGTTCCCGAACCTTCGCCTCTAAATGAATGTAGTCTTGAGAAGTCATAACGTTCCTGCAAAAATAGCCCTATTCTATCTTTTTGTATAAAAGTATAGCTACTATCTTGTGCTATTGGAACAAATGAAGTAACAACTACCTCAATGCAAGTAGCTAATTTTTCTAGTTCTTCCATCATTCGATTATTACTGCTGGAAACATTGCCGAAATTAACAATACATAAATCAAAATCATGGTGTACCTTGAATAAACTATCTTTATTGTAAAAAGAATGGTTTCTAAATAAATTTCCAAAAAAGTCTATACATTCAACCAAGTATCTGAAATACTGGACGGTTAACTTCCCATTGGCTATGTATGGGCTGACTCGGTTTTTGAAGTTCATAAACTCGATAGCATCACTATCTATGTAAATTATATTATGCACATCACCATGGTATGGTAGTTTTATTTATTTTGCAATTCATCTAAAAAAAAAAAATAAGTGTGGTTGGTATAACTAAATCAAGAGGCATCCCGATTGATAATAACTCTTATATTGCATTACTACTCCTATTTCTTTCTACAAATCCCCTTGTAGTTATAACTCTTTGAAATAACTTCGTTTCTTTATTAACCTTTCTTTTTCTACAATTTTTAATCTTTTTTATGTAGCATCCTTATCGTGACTCACTCTTTACCTCCAAAAAATTAAATAAATAATCAACCACAAGAACAAAGATATTGGAAAAAGCTTAAACACAATCGGAATCCCATTTTTTGGCTCAAACTTAGGGTCGTAGCTATGTGATAACATATATAAACAATGTATCTCTTTCTCTTCTCTCATCTTCCCTCCTATTTCTCTAATTCCGGATTGCTATCCTCACTCATTTTCCTTTACCTCCAGTGTTTTACCCAGTCTTTCAAGAACAATCTCACTATTGTGACCATCATATATGTCTGGCTCGTTTGTTATGTCCTTAGAATTTTTCTCAAGAAACTTAGTCCACTTATCTGGTACGTGATAACTTATCTGCCCTCCATCGGGAATTATCAGATAAACTGCATGCCAACCTTCATAGTGGTCTCTTTTGAAATAAGACTCCCACCCACTAACAGACACTAAGTTTAAAAACAAAGTAACTCTGTGTTCATACAACTCATCAAATGTGTGATACCCATCGCTGGTTTTTCCGTTAATCTCACTCACTCTTTACCTCCTTATGTTTTTCTAGAATCTCTTCAGCCGCAGAAATAGCAAGGCACATTTTGCAGCCTTCGCCACAACCGTCTGTGTCACAATAGGCCTCTTCGTATAAATCACCAATAACCCCCAAAGCTTCCTTTTTGAATTTCCTTAGCTCCTTTACTTCCTTTAAATAATAATATTCATTCTTCTGAGCATCTTTATATAGCCAGTTTTCTTTTTTTAATTTCTCCTTAAGCTCTCCAACTTCCCTCCCCAACCCCTCGGTAATTCCGATCTGTTCGGCCAGTTGTTTTTCGAGAGAGGAGATTTCTGCGCTTTGCTTAATATCTTTCTCTATATGGTATTCACATATCTCTTCTAAGGAATTTACCGAGTGCTCACCCTTTCCTTTATAGAAAGTTCCTATACCTCTAGTAAATTTATAAAACACATCACTCATCTCTCACCGCCTTTAGGAATGCTTCTAATTATAATCTCTTCTCTGAGCTTCCGGTCGAGAACAGGAAAGTGAGGAATAATATGGACATTTTGTCTGCCTATTATCTTTTTTATGGCACTTGACTCATCTACAAAGTCTATAGTTTTTCCATTTTTAAATTCTAACCTAAGTTGTGGATAAACAGCCTTAAACTCAGAGCCTTTTTCTCTATAAAAATTAACTGCTTTACTGAAAGCTTCTTTGCATTCAATATGCCGTTCATATATGTGAACCTCAGCCACTTGTTCATTTAATGATTTTTCTTCACTCATTTATCACCCCTCTCACGGAAGTTAAGTCGTTGTAAGTTGTTGGTTTCACTCGTAGTCCTTCGTTTTAAAACCCATCTCTTTTAGTAGTCTTCGCATCTCGTAGTTTTTATTAGAGAAGTGTTTTACATAGGTTCTCGGGCTCTTGAGATTATGCCTATTTGCATCGATGTATTCTTTTGCGCCTTTGATTGTCAGAAAGAACTCTACGTCTTGATACAAGTAAAAACATTGCAACTCCTCTGCTTCTCTTATAGTCTGCTTGATTTTTTTAGAATCTTCTCCGTAATGCTCTCTAACTCTAGCTACAAATTCCCCCTTGGTATCAAAGGAACCTTCGTAGTCTGGATGATACCACTCGTAAACTGTTTCGCCGTCCCCTCTACCTGCCCTTGAATCGTCGATCACACCCACAAAAACTAACTCTTGGACTGTTACATAAATAGGGTAAGCCGTACATCTGTTGTCTTGTTCTGCATATTCTTTTATTAATTCTTTCACATCTCCCTCACTTTTTTGGCTAGGGTTTCTATTCTTTCGAAATATCTATCTTCTATGTCGGGTCTAATCTGCCTCAAACCCTTATCGTAGAAATTTATAAGCTTCCTATACTCTTCAAGCATCTCCAAAAGTTCGCAGATTAACCTAGAGTCTCCATCGCTCATAATCTCTCTTTTCTCCCTCAACTCCTCAATCATCTTCTCTAGTTCACTCATTGGATGCGTCCCTTTCTACTATTTCATATAACTCACAAGTGGCTTTAAACCCCTCATTAAGGAACTCTTTACCGCTAAGGCTTACATCCCCATTGAGCTTTGTTATTTCAAAATTTCTACAGAAAATCTCAAAATCTTCTTTCATCTGTTCTCTTGTTATTTCCATCTCTTCTTTCTCCTTTATTTACAAATTCTTCTTAAGTTCTTCTGCGCTCTCTCTTGATATAAAAATATCTTTACCGTCTATGGTGATTTTAACCTGTGATAACATGTATAAACAACTTATCTCTAAATCACCACTCACTTATTCCTCCTTCTAAATCATTTAACTCTCTGTAAGTTTTTGGATTCTTGTTCATTTCATGTCGCCCAATCTCATAACCGTGCTTAAAAAAGAACATAGCAAATTCAGATAGACTCTCCACATCCTCATGGTCAAGTCCAGACTCGTACTCTAACCAATTGTAGGCTCCTGGCGTGACTTTTAAATATTTTCTAGCCACTAATGCAAAAGCTTCCTTAAATTCTTGTCTATTCATTATTCTCTTCTCTAAATCTTCACTCATTTGGTTATTCCTTTATTCATAAATTCTTTTTAAGTTCTTCTGCACTTTCTCTTGATATAAAAATATCTTTACCATCAATTGTTATTTTCACCTTCTCTTCTTTGGCAACATCAATGCCTGTGATCTCCTTAAAAATCTCGCTATCAAATTCTGGAAGAGATTTTACATAATCGATAGCACCACGAGGCATATCTCTCCAAGCTTCCTCTTTAGATAGTTCTTCAGCATTTTCAATTGGCGTTTTTTTCCAATCGCTACCATGTTTTAAGTATAAAGATTTTATATTATTAAAAGCTGGCCTCCAACCGTCGAGCTTACAATACAGCTCGCTTTCAATTTTATTAAATCGTTCCTCAGATACGGGGGTTTTAAAAATAGAGTATGTCCTTTTTTTATTTGCAAGAAACAGTGCTTTATCAACGCCGAATGATTTTAAAACCCCGAAAGACTCATTAACTCCGCTAGACCAATTAACTCCGTTAGACCCATTAACTCCGCTAGACCAATTAACTCCGTTAGACCCATTAACTCCGCTAGACCAACTAACTCCGTTAGACCCATTAACTCCGAAAGACTTATTAACTCCGCTAGACCAATTAACCCCGTTAGACCAACTAACTCCGTTAGACCCATTAACTCCGCTAGACCAATTAACTCCGTTAGACCCATTAACTCCATCAGACCAATTAACTCCGTTAGACCAATTAACTCCGAAAGACCTATTAACTCCATCAGACCTATTAACTCCGTTAGACTCTTCTTTATTCATAACTCCCTCTCTTCATCTACATGCTCCATCCTATTGCAAACCTGACACCA